ATTTTAAAGGTAGGCAAATTATAATCTACAAATTATTAGTATGTTTGTAAAAACTAAAACATACGTACTATGAAAAACTACATTTTAATTGCTGTCGTAGCGTTGATTTTATCTTCTTGTGCATCAATACAGCCTATTCAATTAATGCACACATATCAAGAAACGCCTTATTCTTTTACTGTTCAAAAATCAGTTGATGAAGTTTGGTCGAAAATTATTGACGTATTCTCAGAAAAGGGATTTACCATAAGCACTATTGACAAGTCAAGTGGCTTAATTATATCATCTGACTATTCATTTAAAGGTTCAATTTGCTATGAGTTGCCAAGCGGTCTTATTAGCGATTCTACGGCTTTTGTGGTAGTAAGTACTGAGGCATTAGATTTTAGTAGCGAAAATAAAATTGTCCCTGACATTGTAAACGGAAATTTTAATGTAAGAATTAAGCAAGACGGGCAATTAACAAAAGTGTTTGTTAATATTACTAATCTAAGTGCAAGAAGTAGTGCTTACATAAATACTATTAAGCAAAACACGCAATTTCAAGTAAAATCTACTGGAGTGTTTGAAAGAAAATTAGAAGAACTAATAAAGAAAGAATAGCACGAGGTACAAAAAAGCAAATGACTTTTTCGAGTCGTTACCAAATTGGGTACAATGGGCGTTTCGTATTACTTTTTTAGGATTAATTCTTTTAGGAATATACTTTAAAAAATAGGGGAGCGATTAACTCCCCTTATTTTTTACTTCAACTTAAAACCTGCCCGCTTTACAACTTTATTTATCGAACGATTATACAATTCAAGCGATTCGTACATTTCATTTTCAAATAAGTACAACTTAATCTCACCAATAAAGCACCAAAAAAAATCTTCATCAAAAAATTGATGGGCTTTAAGTTGGTCAAGCTCCTCAAATGTTCTATGTAGCGTTTTTGCACTACCAATCAAATATCTCGCATAATGTAATTGAAAAAAATCAATGTGATTTGCAAAATCTATTTGGGCTTCATCTTCCACTCCAAACTTAATCATCAAAGGCAATCGCATATTAAACCTTTGAAAAATTCCACGCATACCAACACTTTCTTTTAAGTATTTAGTCGCTTTTTCTTGTATTTCTATTGTTTTAGTCATATTACACAAATATTCTATTATAGTTATTCACAAGATAATCAAGACCTTTCTTTGTGATAACTATTTTCTTGACCTTTATTTCTTGCGTTCCTTTCTGAATAGTTTCAAAGAACGTGCGTGCATATCCTTTTTCTTCTACAGTTCTGGTCGATGAAGTACCTTTGCTCGAATCCTTCATTGCCCAACCAATTTGCTTTAGCTTGTCAGATAGTTTGTTTCTACCAACGTTTATTATGTCAGAAACTGTGTCCAGGGTATATGTTGTAGAATTATCAATCACTCGGTCGAACGCTTCTACTTTCGGTTGTGCTTCCAATAATTTAGCTTCGGCAGCCAAAGCACGTTCTTCTGACTCTAAGGCAAGCAAAAGTATTTCTTTCTTAGTGAGTTCTTTTGTTTTGCTTAGTTGCTTTTCACACTCAATAAAATAATTTCTAATTTCTTCACCTTTGGCGGTTCTTGCCATTTGTGACAAACGCTTTGAAAAGTCAATACTTAGTGCATAATCCTTGGTTTCGTTACCGTTCTTCATTGTGAAGAACCCTACCCAATCTTGATTTTCGATAGCAAATTGATTGTTCTCTATATTTTTAATAGCCCATCTTTTCCAATTTGCAGAATCAAAACCTAAAAAATCGTACAATTCTCTTGCAGAAACAACTTTAGAGCCTTGCTCATTAGTTGTGATTTTAATTAATTGTTGCATAACTCTACTGTGTTTTTAGCGTGGTAAGAATGTAAAACAGAAACGAGTGCTTTTGTGGTTTTGTAAAGCATCATAAAATCTAAAACATCTTTTGCTGATAGACCAACTTCTTCACAGCCAGCGGTGGCGGTTTCCATCATGGTCCATAAGTTTGCTTCGATGTCGGCAGGTGTTCCATTAAATTGGAAAAAGTCATACAGTGCACTTTGAAGTGCTTCGGGGAGTTGAGCATCGTCTTTTAAAGACGGCAATTCAATTTGAGTGTTCATTTGATACTGTGTTTTTAGGCATTTTTGCACAACAAAAAAACGGTGTCGTACTTTCCGTTGCCTAATACCCACAGGTGGTACAATGGTGTTCAAACCATTACGGTAGTTGCGACACCGTTTTTTTAAAACAGTATCAAGAAATATGATGGCAAAAAAAATGCCACCAAGAGTTTTGGTAGCTTCATCGGCCACCTGTGTTGTATTAGGCACTTCAAAAGTACGAAACACTTTTGTATTTCCAAATATTTTTTGAGAAAATTTAATATTCATCCCAATGGTCATTCTCTTTATTATACCAGTCGTCATTTTTATTAGGATAAAACAACGCATCTGGGAATTGCTTATTTGACTTCTCAAATTCAGCAAGCCTTTTACTCACTTCTTCATTATGCTGTTTATCTTCTGGACTGTTTCTCATAACATTTAACACGTCATAATATAACTGTCGTGCTTCTTCGTAGGTTATATCAAACTCTTGACCTTGTATTGCTATTTTCATAGTCTTACATTTTAGAATATTCAAATGCAGCTTCTAACTCGTCTCTGTACTTTTCCTCCCACAACTGAAACGGCAATATTTTATACCCTTGCGGGTGTCGTTTGTATTCTTGTCGGCAGAATTGGGCGTAGGTCATCTCTCAATCATAAAATAGTCTAAAAATAATTGCTCAAAATGCTTGATTGCGTGTTCGGCAAGTTCTCTCGAGTTAAATTGTATAGGACAAGAGGATACATACGAAGCAGTGGTTGTTAAAAATTGCTTTCCAACTATTTCATAAAAAACTTCATAACTATCTTCTTGTATTTTTAATGTCCGATTTAACGCTTCTGTAATAGTCATTAATTGACACATAGCTAAGACTGATTTTGCGTGCTTTTCGGTGGGAACTATGTTTTGAAATTCATCAGCAGTTTGAAGCTTAACTATTCTACTAATAATAGAACCTGTTGAAATATAGTATCCTCCATTTGGCTGACTATCTATGCACTCCTCCCAAGTAGTTGGCAGGTTATTTTTCAACTGACTTTTCACCACCTCAACTTCTTCGAGCGTTAAGTCAAACGTTTGGCCTTTGATTGTTAGGTTCATAAAAAACAAAAAACCCGAAAGGTCGTAGCTTTCGGGTCGTGTTAAAAGGTTTAGCAATATTGCTTTTCCTTCTCGTCACGTAAAAGGCTACGACCTCTTTTACATGACTATTTGTAGCGGTGGACAGAATCGAACTGCCGTAATCAATGGTTATGAGCCACGAGGAGATGCCAGCACTCTCACCGCACTACAAAGTAAAACAATAAATTTAATATTTCCAACTTTCTGAAATATTAATTTGTTTGACTGAATAAGTCATTTAAAATCTGAGAAATTACATTCGATGAAACAATTCCGTTCAATAAATCAAAGTTAGAGCTATCAACAAAACTTTGATTAGGAATAGGGGAGTAGTAAATAGCACAACGGCAATTACAGCAATTAGCAGCACCGCCAGCGGGGTCCCCTGGATATTTCATTTGTACACCTCCGACATTAAACGCTTCATCTTTCGGGATTGGTTTTTTGCTTAACATTTCCAAATGGTCGGGGCGTGTACGCATATCACTTACAGGAATCCACGTTTTTTGCAACTTAAATGGCGAATTTTGCACGTTTATCTCAGCAGCCTTAGAGCTAATAAAAGTTGTTTCTGTTCGTGCAATCAATAACGCTCTGTTTTTTGCTATTGCTCCATTCGTGCGGGCTGTTATTTCTTTGGCAATTTGTGGCTTAGTTAGGTTAGCAGCAATACCTCGCTCAATAGTATCTTTGATAGTCTTTCTTGTATAGTCGGTTATTTTGGTAATTCTATCGGATACTTCGGGGCTTGCGGCAATCTTGGCAAGTTCGGCTATCTTTTCAGCATCACGAAACGCAATATTTATAGACTGAATTGGGTCTTTATCTTTCTGAAATGACAATTTAAACTGTGCTGCATGAAACTTTAAAAATGCCTTCCCAGCCTTCGGATAAAACTCATTAAATCCTTCAACAAATGCTTCTACTGTTATTTCACGGTCAATATTAAATGCTAAAGCTTCAATAGGATAGAAGTCAATCAACTGTTTTAGATTAGCAACTTGCTTTTTTAATACCTTAAGAAAAAAAGAATAAGCATAACGTTCTACTCGAGCGTTAAACTTGCTGTAAACTTTGCCGTATGCTATTTTTTCTTTATTTGTCATTTAGTTTAAAATCCTGCTCCATTTGTATTCGCTACATCAGGCAAAGTGTTTGATAAATCATCTAAAATTTGCTTGTTTGTGCTTACAAGAATCTTATCACCGTTTTCTCCTTCATAACTAGCATACTTCCAAATTGCTCTAATTTCATCAACAGTAAACACTCCTGTGTCGCTCATTTCCTTGGCAGTTTCACGTAATTGTCGTTGAATTTCTGGGAATACCGTTATGTCAAAGTCTAAAAATAAACCTTCTTCTTTGTATGTAGGAATAAACCAACTATTTAAAGCATTAGCTAATGAAATCAAATGAGGAACTACGCCGTCGGTCAATGAGTTTAATCGGGCCGCTTGCATATTGTCTTTTGTACTGCTTTGATGGTCGTTTAAAACCACACGACTATCTACGTGAAACAATGATGCCCATGTTTGAATATCAAACTTTTGCGATTCAAGAATTTGCAAATCAATTGGCGACATTCCTATCTCAATTGAACCTAATGGAGTAGAGTTATAGATTAATCCTTGGTTGCCCGCTTCTTTTACACGCTTACGCAAATCTTCATTGATTGCATCAACTGTTTTAGAGTCTGGCAATAGTGATTCATCAAAATCTGCTGGCAATGCTGAATAAATCAATTTAGATGCTCCTCTGTTTTGCAATGCTTCAGTTTCAGCATCAAGTGCTTCATTAGACTTTTTCAAATGCCTTGCGGCTGCTTTTAACACACTCATGCCTGCAAGGTTAGAACCTGCCGTTTGGTAATTCGATGAAAAATTACGAATAACACATATTTGCTCAGGGTTTAATTTTTCAGATGGGTTCCGCTCATCAATATAGTAGTCAATTACATTTAGTCCTTGTCCACTAACGGCTCTGATGTAGTTTGATGGTAATAACCAAAGTTGCTGTATTTTACCAGAATTGAGCCCATTTTCAGTCCAAACACCTTGAAATACAGAGTTCCCAACAAACTGTTTAAAAATAAAATATCCGTAAACGAACTCATCCCAGTTCATTAACGGATTAGGATTTTTTAAAATCTCTAAAATAGGGTGGCTTTCTACTTCAGCAAATGCTTCGTTTTTTAATCGAATTGCATCGGCCATATTTTCAAAACCTCCAGCTTTTTGTATTGAGTGATACCGTTTTGCAGCAGCTTTATTTTTAGTCTTGTACAATATTGGTGGTGGCACAGTCATTTTTTTAGCACACCAATCGGCAATAGTAAAAACTACGTGATTTGCCTCAAAACCATTTCTTAAAAAAGTATCTGTATTATCGGCATAATATAAAACAGGACTGGCTCCGTGCATTCTAAAAACTAATTGTGCGGGCTGTGCGGCAATCGGATTTAGTGTAATAGATTTTTCCTGTTTATCTTTAGATTTAAAAAAATCGAAGATTCCCATTGTATTTATTTTTAGTTGTGTGTTATCTCATTGTCATTTGCCTGACTTTTGGCTTACTCATTTCAGAAACAGCGTAACGTATGGCATCAATACTATGATTAAAAGCATCAATAGGTTTATTCAATGCTTTACCTGTCTTGTCAGTATCCCAAGTATAATTTCTAAGCTCTTTAATTACATTGGTACTGTTTCTTGTAATTTTCATTTGATACGACTGCAAATAATCTATGCCGTATTTTATTGAATCAGAGCCTTTTATTGCTGGCTTAATCAATATTCCTGCTCGCTTTATTTCTTCTATACTTTTAGGCTCGGCACTATCGGCAAATATTACCGCTTTTGCCCCTCCAAAAGACTTAATTTCTTTGATTATATCAGAATTTAACATTCCTGTTTGATAAATTAATTCATCAAAAATTAATTCATTATTATAGATATAGCACGCTATTAAAGCTGTTGGGTCATTTGTATATCCAAAGTCAAGCCCGTAGCACAATAACTTTGCGGTGTTAGGTACATTGTCAATTATTTCCCAATTCTTAAAAACAACGCCATCTAATGAACCTACAAGCCCCAAACCATAAACTTTCCACCAATTAGACCAATATTTATTTTTAATATTACTTTCTACAAACAAATCCTCTGCAAATTCATCATAAAAAGCCTTTGTTCGTGCCTTTTCAATTTCCTTTACAAGAGTTTCGGCTAATGCTTCATTATCTTTGTAGGTCAATATAATCTTTTCTACATCTGGGTCATTGTTTAGTTCAGTATGTACCCAAAACTCTTGTGTCGGGTTATAGTCAAGCCAAACATACATATCTGTACGAATAGCAAGCTGATGATACGTTTCAAATGAAATATTATTACACTCATTTATGTATAATATATTTCTTCTTGGCCCCCTTACTTTATCTTCTTGGTCGGCACTAAAAAACTCTATATAAGAGTCATTGCTAAACGTGTACTTTAAATCTGTCCCGTGCCAATGGTCGCTTATCCATCGACCAGTATCTTTCATTATCTTTTTAAAGTCTTTAATTGCCCCCCTTTTTAAGTGAGGTATTGACTCGGAAACAACTGATATTTCAAGTAAAGGAATCCTTGTTGCTGTATCTATTAAAATAGGGAGTATCCCAAAAGTTTTTCCTGCACTCGTCCCACCTGGCACTTCTCTTATTCGCTTAGTCAGCTTTCTTAATTTCTTTATAGCTGTTGTATATTTGAACATTATTCATCACCAAATAGTGGCTGCTCTTGTTTTATATTAACCTCGCTTTTGTTTACAAATTTGCCATGAAGTTTAAGCAAATTAATTATAGCGTCCTTTTGGTCATGCAATTCTATTTCATTTGTAATTTCAATTATAGCACCATCTGCAAATTCCTTTTTAGTTTGTTTTATTTTCTTGATAAGTCCTAAATTTTCTTTTGCTTCTGACTGTGATAAATCAATAATAGTTCGACCGTCATCATCTATGTTTAAGAACGGCTTAATAGAGCCTCTTGCCATATCTGTAAGCCTTATAGTCGCTTCTTCGGCCGACATTGTTTTTTCTTGTATAATTGCCGATATTGCAGCCTTAACATTAGGTTTTGTTAGGTTTTCACACCCAATAACTGCACAAGTATTTTCAGAATACCCAGCTTCCCTTGCCGCTCTTGAAGCATTAAAATGAATGCAATATTGCTCAACAAACCTTTTTTGCTTGTCGGTTAGTGATTCAGTATATTCACCTTGTTCTTCAATCATAAACTATACTTTTTTCAAATAACATTAGGGCAGGAGTACACGACTCCCGCCCGCAGTTTAAAACTAAACAAAACAAAAAATATGCAAACTACTTCGTGCAAAGTACAGGACTCGAACCTGTGACCATAGGACTTTAAAGCCTTTCTCTGCCTTCTGAGATAACTTTGCAAATAACACTGACATGGTTATTATCACGCTGTTTTGTTTCGGGACAGTACCTATATTTTTGGGTTATTTGGGATTCTATTTCACAACTTTAGAAAAATTAATCACATCAGTTACTGATTCAATTATTACAACTTGACCTAACCAGGTTTCGTGAAACTTTTGCTCATCGGGTGTTAATTTACGTTTGCTTTCTACCTTTGAACCATCTTTAATTTCAATAAGATAATTTAATCCGCCACGCCCTGCAATACCGTCTGGAAAACCTTTTCCTAATTGGTGCGTATGATGATAACTAAATTTTAATCGACGAAACGCTTCAGCTATTGCTTTTTGATTATCGTCTGCTTTTCTTACTGAATAACCGTATGCCATTACTTGGAAAACATAATCATTGAGACTATAAAAAACAATACTATTGCTATGCTCCACAAAAACATAAATCTAAACGCTTCATTATACTGAAACTGAAAAATTATTTTTTGAAAGAAGTTCATTGCAAATTTATAAATTAATTCGAATTAACAAATATTTTTATTTTCTGAAAAATTACGGCAAAAATCCTTCAAGCAATTCAGCAGTTAAATCAGACTCCTTAATAAAATTACCGTTGATTGTTTTTCCTTTACGGTCTTTTATTTCATTCCATGCTGCTTGCAAACACTCTTCGAGCGAATATCCGTAAGAATTACAAACTCGTGATATGTAAAGTAAAATATATTTATCTACAAAATCAACAGTTATGTCACGCATAAAATATGACAATGATTTATTTTTTAATCCTAAATCATATCCTGTTATTTTAGTTTTAATAGAAATATCTAACTGCTTTGCTAAAATAATTACAGTAACAGCAATGTCACCAAAACCATCAATAATACCAGCTTGGTCGTTTTTCAAAATAGCTTTAGCTGTTTCTCCAACTTCTTCTAAAAATTTGTGGTATTGAGTTTCAGCACATTCTGGTCGTAAAAGATTTCTTTCGTCAGCCCAGCTTAAAACATTATCAATTAATTCTTTCATGAAAGTTTGTTTGCATTTGACATAATGCAATATAACAACATCTTATCAAATAATCAAACTTTTCAGAAAGTTTTTTAAATCAAATAGATTCCTTTTATTGAATTTTCTTTCAGAAGTGATTGAAGTTTCAAAATATCGCTTTCGGCCAGGTCTTTATGAATTTGATAGATTGTAGAATAAATGTCTTTGTAATACTCAAAATTAGGCATAAATATTCCATAATATTCAGCTACTCGGCCCTTATTGCTAACCTTAGCTGACTTTTTACGCTCTAAGCAACTAATCATGCAAAGCTCCGATAAATTTTGTGTGTTATTCTGTCGGCTCATGATGTTATCGAATACATCATTAATGTCTTGCGATGTCAATGCCTTAACGCCTTGTTTATGAAAGAATAAATTTAAAATTCTAAAGTGCTTTTCGTTTACTAATGATTTTGAAACAAAAGCGTGATTTGATGTAATTGTTTTCATATAAAAAAGACCGTATTTCTACGGTCGGTTATAGTTATTACTTAAATTCTTGTAAAACTCGTCGCTGGTCAGTTTTTGCGTATGGCCTAATGCTATTTAGACTTGATTGTCCCATCGCTTTCGTGGTGGCCTCTACACTCATCAATCGAACATTCAAGCACCTATCGGCAAAAGTCTTGCGGGCTAAGTGCCAATAAAGCCTCCTTTCAATACCGCACTGTTTAGCAATTTCTTTCAACTCTCGATTCATGTATTGATTAGCTCCAACAGGAAATTTATTTTTATGTCGGTACTTTTCAATCAATGTCAATGCTCTTTCTGTCAAAGGAACAAATCGCTCTACGCCAGTTTTTAACCTTTCGGCAACTAAACATATCCGATTCTCTACTGTTTCAATATCACGCTGAAAATTTAGTCGTAAGATGCCTGAGTATTCAAGGCCAGTCTCGCAGCAGAAAATAAAACAGTCGGCTATCGGTTGTAAAAATACGTTGAACTTATGATTGATAAGTAAATCATACTCAAACTCAGTCAAATACTCAACGTTTAACTTTAGCTTTACCCTGGGCCGATAGCTTGAAAGTGGATTTTCGGTTAAAACTTCTAATTCACAGGCCCACCATAATATTGACTTGATAGCTTCTCGAGCTTTTTTAGCATAAGACTTAGAGTATCCTTCATTCATCATATACACCCAGAACTTGTTCATAAATTTCGGGGTCATTTCGCTAACCTCAATATTTTGTATTTTTGATGCTTCACAAAACCGTTTAAATACTTTACACTTATTTCTGTATGATACTTTTGAATTTTGACTTAAATCTAACTTTTCGGCAAAATACCTTTTTACTACATCATCGAAAGTTGGATTAAGTTTTACTTCACCTTTATAAATTGCTTTTAATAAGTGCGGCGTTAATTTTTTCTTCTGGGCTTCGTAGTGTAAATAAATATTAAGCAGGTCGTTTTGAATATTAGCAAGCGTAATATTGGCTTGCTGCCAACTGGATAATGAGGTCTTGAATTTTTGCGTTTCAGCATTCCAATCTTTTGCTGTACATAATAGGCCCGTGCTACCTATTTCTATTCGTTCATTGTTTAAAGTTACTCGGCACATAATCGCACCTTTGCCAGTTGTACTGTTTTGGCTACGTCGAAACCAAAATAATACTTTAATCTTGTTTGTCATTTGCGAAGCAGTTTGATACTCCGCTGACTCAAACAAAGGTGTAACCGATTTTGTATTTTTAGCCATTCTATTTATTTATCGGCAAACAACCGCATAATAACTTAGTAAGTGGTAAAAATCGGTATAAAAAAAGAACTTTATTGCTAATAGTGGAGGAGATGGGATTAGCATTTCCGCTTGTTATAGCCTTAAAAGACACTTTTTTTAATTGATGTAACCGATTATTACACCGAATTACATTAATTTAGTCTTTCACTTAGAGCGAAACCGCTTTGCGAATAAAGAATCCAATTCATTAAATCAATTCCTTGTTCAGTATCTACAAAGAGGCTCTCAGTTTCGCTCTCATGCTTTCCCAATAAATCAAAAAGTTTGCGTTTTTCTTGTTTAGTTTCCGACAACTCGCTTCTTAACTCTTGCACCTCAAATTTTAGCCTTTCATTTTCAGCTTCAATAAATGAGCGGTCAATGCTTGGATATACTACACCCTCTCTTTTTTCTCCTGTGCTAATCCAATGTATATCTAATGTAGGATATACCATATAAATCTTTTTAAGTGTTGGGAGTGACGGCTCAATATCTTTTGTTTTTAAGCTATGAAAGATTTGCCTGTCAATTCCAGCCTTTTTTGATACTTCTGAACTTCCTCCATGACTATCCGCCCATAAAAGAAGTCTTTCTGCTGATTCTGTCATAATTTTTTGTCAATTTATTTTTATTTGTAAAAATATTATTACTACATTTGTAAACTGTAAAACAAACATATAACAAAATTTTATTATAACAAAATATATTATTACTAACTTAAAAAAATATACCACGATGCTACAAGAAGATTTTAAGAAACTAAACGAGCATGGAGTTACTGCAAAACTTTTATGCAGAAAGTTGAATTTGAAGGGAAAAACACCAATTAGAGCCAAAAACTACAAGCCTACTAACCTTTTTCCGCTTATTAGGGAAAATATTAACGATGAAAATGTAAGGGAAATTATTAACGAAGTAGCAGAAGAATTACAAATAGAGTTAAGTAATTCTACGCTACAAACTGCGTAAAAACCCCTAACGATTTATTATTAAACGGATACAAGTATGACTTACATCGAGTTGATAAATGAATTTTGGGATAAAGCTCCCGAAACTGAAGGTTATAAACCTCAGTATAGTTGTTTGTATTTTGGGCTTATTGATTCTATTAATAGAAATTATTGGAAAGAGACTTCTATTGAGTATGATAGGATAATTTCTAAAACTGGTATGGATAAGCGAATGTACTTAGAAGCTCGTGAGTGGTTAAAGGCAAACGGATTTATTGATTTTATTGCTGGCAAAAACAATTACTCACCTGCAAAGTACAAGATACAAAATTGCACCTCTATATGTACCTCTGATGTACCTGTAACGTACCTCAATAGTACCACTACTGTACCTTCTAATGTACCCATTATAAAAGAAGACAATAGACAAGAGACAAATAGACAAAAAGACAAGAAGGAGAAAACAAGAACTGTTTTCACACCCCCGACTCTTTTAGAAGTTGAAAATTATTTTTTTGAGAACGGATATAAGCGTGAAGCTGGCACTAAGGCATATAATTACTATTCAATAGCAAACTGGCAAGACAGTAAAGGCAATAAAGTAAAAAACTGGAAACAGAAAATGCAAGCAGTTTGGTTTAAAGACGAACACAGGGCTATTGAAGAAGTGAAAATAGTTCAAATGCCACAAAGGGAGGTGAACCCAAGAGATTATTATGACGAGCCTTCTTACTTAATGGCGTGTAAATTATACAAAGTAACCCCTAAAGACTATTATGCAAAAGCAAAGTAAATGTACTATTTACGAAAATATATTTTCAAAGAAGCCTTTTCATATTACGATTGCCGATGCACTTGATAGAATCAAAACAGGAAAATCAAAGGAAAAGGTTGAGAAAATACGTAACGAAATTGATAAAGAACGAAGGAACGATTTAAAAAAAATGCTTCCTTCTGTGTGCTTTAGTGGTATATTCATTAAAGATAGAAAAGACGAGTTTTTAGAAGAGCATAGCGGATTTATTATTCTTGATTTCGACCACATAGAAGAAATAGATACTCTTAAATCTGAATTAGGAGGACTTGACTATATCTATTCTTTTTGGACTTCTCCAAGTGGTGATGGTGTAAAGGCTCTTGTAAAAATTGCTGATTCATCAAAGCATCGTGAGCATTATCGAGCATTAAAAGAACAGTTGCCAAACTTAGATATTGTGAATATAAATCAATCAAGGGTTTGTTTTGAAAGTTATGACCCTGAGATTTATATTAATGAGAACGCAGTTGTTTTTACAAAGATAATTGTAGAAGAAAAGACTCCTGTAAAAGTACAAGTTACTGATAATACTTATATCATTCGCAACATCCTAAAATGGTTGTCAAACAAAGGAGATGCTTTTGTGAGTGGAGAACGCAATACGTTTATTTTTAAGTTTGGTTCAGCTTGTTGTAGATTTGGTATTGATATTTCTGAATGCAAATCGTTTTCTAATTTAGAGTTTTTCTCTAATGATTCTACATTTTCAACCTCTGAGGGGAACAAAGCCATTGAATCAGCTTATAGGTCAAACAATAAACTATTTGGGTCTGCAAAGTTTGAAAAAGATATTTTGATTGATTCTACGAGCAAAAAAGAAGTTGAATTAAGCAGTGATATACCAGAAGATGGGAAGCCAAAAGACGTAATTTTTGGCGAAGATATTATTGATGATTTTTTGAATTTATACGACAATGGATTTGAGAAAGTCACAGGAATAGGTGTTTTAGATGTTGACTTACATTTTAAACCAAAACGTAAAGAAATAACATTACTTAGCGGATATGCGAATTTAGGAAAATCAACATTTTTTAAGTGGTATTTCCTTATGAGGGCATTAAAGTACAATGAGAAATTTTGCTTTTTTGCTCCAGAAGATGCCCCCGCACATGAGTTTTATTTTGATTGCGTTGAGATGCTTTTAGGCTGTAATATATTGCCAAGTAATGCAAAAATAAGGCCATCAAGAGAAATAGTTGTAAAGGCATTCGAGTTCGTTTCTCAGCATTTTTATTTTGTGTACCCTAAAGAACTCGCCCCAACGCCTGAGTATATTAAAGAGCGTTTCTTGCAAATGGTTATTACTCAGAAAGTAGATGGAGTAATCATTGACCCTTTTAATCAGCTTTCAAATGATTATACAAAAAGTGGCAATAGAAGTGATAAATATTTAGAAACGTTTCTTTCTGATTATTCTAAGTTTGCCAAAGACAATAATGTTTTTGCTTTTATTGTAGCTCACCCTAAAAATCCAAAGAAAAATCCTAAAACAAATAATTTTGATTGCCCAGAAGTATTTGATATTGCAGATGGTGCAATGTGGGCTAATAAAATGGATAATATTTTAATTTACCATCGCCCCGACAGTTGGAGTAATCCAGATAGTTCTTTATGTGAATTTCATTCAAAAAAGATTAGGCGGCAAAAAGTAGTTGGTAAAAAAGGGAGTTTTTCTTTTCAATATGAAAAGCAGGAACGTAGATTTTTCTTTGATGGATTAGACCCAATGGCTGAAACTATTAAAGAAAATAAAATGCCTTTTTATGTTGCACCATCTTTACCAGTAATTATTGAACCAAATATTAATGGTTTTGAAGCTGAGAAGGAGGCAGTTAATTACGATGAAATCCCATTCTAATCAAGAATACAACAAGGCTCTTATTTGGCTTTCGTTATCAGGGTATGATGTTAATCCAGAACTTTTGTCAGATAAAAAAACTATTCGCATTGATTTAATTCATAATGGCAAAGTAGTAAAATCAGAGAAGGTAATGAATAGTTTAGATTTTCCTGCTTATCTGCAAAATAAAATAATAACACTTTATAATCACTTCAATAAAAATAATGAAAACTCGAAAATGCAACATGACCAAAGACGAGTTGAAGTTACTTGATACGGTCAAAGATTTTACAGACTTAGAAGGCTTGTGTCAATTCTTTAATCGAAGTCAGCGAACAATTAGAAATGCACTTTGGAAACTAAAACACAATCATAATAAGTACTACTACTCGTATCATTACCAGCGATTAGAACAGGCAACCGCAGGGCATAACAACGGACGAATTAAGAAACATTTAATTAATTAAGCAAATGACAGCAGAACAAAAACAAAACCTTACGATTGACAATATTTACATTTTCCTTACTACGGCTCAATTTCTACTTGATTTTTCAGAAGAAAACTTTATTGATTCCAGATGGGCTGGCCGTGATTTGAAAAATAGCTTAAAAACAACAATGGATAAGCTAAAAAAAGTCACTTCAATCCCTTTTGTTCAATGCACTGAAAAGGCAACACCAGAAATGGTTGAGCAACATATTACAGGCTCATATTTGGCTGAGCAAGGTTTTAGAGTTGCTTTAAAGTTTGATAGACTTTCACAAGAAGAAAAAATCAAGTTCCAAGCACGATACGAGAATCTAATGGAATCTTTTAACCTAATGGTGAATGGCTGACTTTTTAATCGACCCCCGAAACGAAGAAAGCAAATTAATAGCTTGGGAATGCTTAAAACAACAGCAACGGCCTTATTTACTCAAAGTTGAAAGCATAAAGAAAAGGAGCATAGACTGGAACGCATATTATTTTGGAGTAGTGATTAAATACATAACCGATGAAACTGGAGAAGATGGGCTGGTAGTTCACGACTTTTTAGGGTTTAAATTTTTGAGATTAACTAAAAGCACTCGACGAAGCACCGCAAGTTTAAATAATAATGAATTTGAGTGTTACGCTTTGCAATGTAGGGTTTGGGCTTTTGAAGTATTACATATTCTTATACCACTACCACAATATTATATTTTCTCAAAATGACCGAAACGCAAAACATTGACGACTTAATCGAACGGCTCAAAAATGCGATTAGTAACTCAAAAGACCATTTGTTAATTAAGAATTGGGAACGAAGTATTGAACTTTTAAACAACAAAAAACATGGAAGAAATAATCAAAACAATGATTCAAGTTTTCAAGGAAAATCAGAATAAACCAATGACTACTGACCATTTGGTGGATTACTATTTGAAAAATAAACAACTGCCATTTGGAAAACCAGCTTCGGAACGGCAACTAAGAGACGCAATTACTACTTTATACCGAAATGGCACAATTAAGCAATCGGTAGTAAATACAGGCTCATATAGCAAAATAGTAAGTTATATTTATGTAGTAGAAACACCTAACACTCAATTATCAATACTATGACAACATTTCACAACACCGCAAATCTTTCGGGTATAGAGTTATCAGAAGCACAAACCAGAGCTATAAAAGAAAATGAAACCGTGCTTTTTGTTATGAGTAAAATTGGCCATCCATGCACGTCGTGGGAAATTTACAATTATTGGGTGCGAAACAGCGTAACACCTAAAATCAGTCATTCGCTTTTGCAAAATATTCGTAGGTCGTTAAATAACTTAGAGCGACTTGATAAAGTTATAAATACGCAGCAGCGTAGAAAAGGCGATAGTGGAGTAAGTAACTATATTTGGCAACTTGTTTAGAATGATTTTAAATTATATATTTTTTGCCTAATTTGTAATAAAATTATTACATAATATTTTTATATGTCAAAATATTATTATAACTTTGATTCATCAAACAAGCAAACGATGACAGATAGACAATTAAAACTTCAAGCACTACAAAGTAAAATGCAAAAACTCGGATATAATAGAGTTTCTGAAAAATCTGAGATTGATTTTGTGCGTGAAGCTATCACAACCGAACACAAAGCAAGTAAAGCTGGCGTTTTAAAACTCGCTTGGTATTTTGTAAAGAAGAAAGGTTTGAGTTTGTCAGAAGGCATGAAAAAAGCATGGTCTATGGTGAAAACTCGCATTACTGATATTTTGCAATCGTTGTCTGTTAGTCGTATCGGCTGGACTAAATTTTCGTAATATGGATTACGATTCACCAGACGGCCTCGACGAGTTTATTGATTATGAAGAACTTGATAATCATCGACAAATCAAAGAAGATGAAGTGATGGAAGATAATAATTGCTGTGAGTAAAGTTTATCATGATGGATTAAGGAAAGAAGCACATCAAATACGGTCATGCAGAATGACGTGGCCGTATTTCTTAAAGCAAATAGCATAAGTTTTCATATAAGTTTAGGGTTGAATAAATACTCCCTTGCGATTGTGAGGGAGTTATTTTTAAACAATTTAAAATGTAAAATAATGGACAAATTATTACAAACACAATATTTCAAAAACGGCACATTTTACTGTAAGTTTAATTGTCAAGGGCTTTTTATAGTAGATTCTTTGACAAAAGAAACCGCATCTATTCCACTTTTAAATAGTTGTGGTATGCTTTTAAGTATGAAGCTATCTGATTGTGTTGAAATAGATGAAATTGATTTCAATATAGCTTGGAATGATGCTTTGTCTATTTATAATTAAAAACTGCATCATTAGCTCAATTGGTAGAGCATCAGGTTTGTCCGATAGGTTATAGGTTCGAGTCCTGTATGATGCACGAAGCCTTTTCTTTGTACAAAGAATAATCTGAGGATATTTAGGCACTCAGGCGATTGAGAAGCGTTCATGGAGACGTCCATAAATATCTGGGGTTGGTATAAATGGTAAATACTAAAAAAACTGAAATGCAGTGTTAGGTCTGCACATTAAATACTAAAACGATATAACGCAGTAGTGCGTAGTATTTGCAGGTTCGAGTCCTGCTACCAACACGATTATAAAAATTGAGCATAAGTTGTTTCAAATACCGCCTTGTTTATGGTGGGGCGGTTATTTTAAAAATTAGAAACTAAAAACAGTTAAAACTATGAATAAGCAATATTTCAAAACAGACGACTATTATTTAGAGCTTTCAAGCGAAAGTATGATTTTAATTCAGTATCGTAACTGGAATGGAACAGTAGTAGAAATAGATGAATATACATTTCCTTATGCTTGGAAGGTATTTTTTGAGAAGTTTAAAATTGTTGACCTTAAACCAATAGGGGAACACGAATTTCAAAATATGTACTTTTTGGCAAAAATTAATCAAAATCAATTATCAGCAGCATGACAACTTCAATTAAACCTGGCACTCCTGTAATAGTTACAGTCAAGCCAATTTCACCGAAAGGAAAACCAAGTATCGAAACAGGTATTTTTCAACGCTATGAGCGAACAGTAAAAGACAGCTTGGGCCGTGATGTTATTACTTATGTTGTTGCACAAGAAAGAGAAGGCAGGAATAAGCCTATTGAAGTAAAGTTTTATTCTCATAACATAGTTGATATTCGACAAAACAGAGAATAAAATGTTTTGGTGCGTAGAAACCGATACCAAGCACCGCTTTTCTGGGCGTATAGAGCCACAAATTCGGGTGCAAATCAAAGAACTGGCTACTAATACTTGTCGAGTAAAGCTAATTCCTTACAATCAAAGGTTTAAGATAAGGAAGCTAAAGCAAGACAAGGCTTATTTTGTGAAAGTATTAATCAATTTTAAACAATTATCGCTTTGGGAGTAAGAAAAACACTATCAACTAATTGGGTATTTCGTGAAAAAAGAAAATACGAAGGTGACATTAAATCTATCGAAAATGATTTCCCGATTATGTTGATAAAAGAAAATCAGTTACCGAGTGTCGTTTATGTAAATCCATCGGAAATCGAAGAACGTGAACGGCACTATCAAGAAAAAGGATTTAGAACCATTAGACAAAAGAAAACATGAAAAAATTTTCACAAGTTATTGACACAGCCGACTGGACTATGATTATTTTATTTGGCGTATCATTGATGGCAATGGTAGCTATTGCTGAAATCTTCGACAAAAAGTCAGAAGAAAAATTAATAATCAATGGTATTCAAGTAAAAAACGATTACGACCCTATCGGTTTTAGAATCCTTTTTGCGTGGTGCATTTTCGTTGGCTCGTGCGTTTTGTATCTCATTTGTAAATACTGGCAATTATGAAACAGAAAATCAGAAAATCTATTGCCTGGGCTACCGTAATCGGCATTGCTTATCTATTCATTAAACTTATTTTCGACCTAACAACATGAAAATACTATTTACCCATTTGACAAAATTTGTCAAGTCTCTTATTCCTTATCTTTTTATTGTTATGTGCATTGTCGATGTCTTTGCATTATGGGTATTTGAAAAAAACATTCAACATCCTGCAGCATGGACTTTATTCATTGCGTGCTTAGTTGTATCAGCACTTCTTTGTATTGCAATGCTACCTATGCAGATGGCAAAAGATAAATCATAACTTTTTTGGTCGTTGCAACATTTATATTTTTATACATTTTAATTTTTATTTTCATTATGGGAACAATGGCAGAAGTTTGGGTTAAAAAAGAAACCCTAAAAAAAATTATTGATACGCTCGAAAAAAAGGGGGAGCATGGCATTAGCTTAACAATTAGCATAGCTGATGAAATGAATCAGTTTCAGCAAAATGTTGATATGTTTGTAAAGCAAACAAGAGAACAGCAAGAGGCAAAAACTCCACGTTTTTACGTAGGAAATGGCTCGGTATTCTGGAGCAATAGCAGTCCGCTTGTGATTACAAAGCAAATGCGAGGAGAAGCAAAAAATAGTAAGGAGAGAAATCCGCCTGTTCCTAAAAGTGCTGCGAGTGGAAATGATGATGATTTGCCATTTTAATCTATAATCATTATGGAAAAGAAACTATTTTCGGCACTTTCTTCTTTTCAAAAGAAATGCCCAGTTATTCATAAAGGTACTCAAGGCTATGGGTATTCTTATGCAGATTTACCAGCTATTTTTGAAATAATCAATCCTATTCTTTCAGAATTTAATTTAGGTTTTACACAACCAATTTGCGGTTCAAAAGTAAAAACTATTGTATTTCATGTTGAAACAGGTGAAACAATCGAAAGTGAAACTGATATTCCTCAAAATGTACAATTAAAAGGAATGAATGATTTTCAAGTATTAGGTTCAGCAATTACATATATACGACGCTACGCACTTAGTTCTATACTTGGAATAATTACAGACAAAGACAATGATGCAGCTGGAGAACAGCAAAAAAACCAACAAGCACAGCAAGCAAGGCAAAATGGCGAAAAAAAACTTTTAATTCGAGGAACTGAGCCGTTTGAAAAAGTGATGGAATGGATTGCAAAAACTCCAAGCAACATTGATAAAGTAAAAGCTAATTACATTATATCTGATGCAGATTTTGAGTTTTTAAAACGTCTTGTCGTTGTTTAATCATAAACCCTTAACCAAAGCCCCTATCTGAAACGGTGGGGGTTTTTATTATGTCATTACAAAAAGTAGAATTAGCGGATTTTGTTTCGCTTACAAAGAAAGAAATAATTGATTTAGCCGATAGGAGCGTAGAATCATGGTGTGACAGTGGCGAAGATACACTTGCTATGCTTTCAATGATTGTAAAACTTGAAACCTATACTGCTGATGTGAAAAGCAAACTTGCCAAACGACTTGTAGATGAAGTTGCTCAGTACGGTAAAGATGGCGTAACAAAAAATGGTGTATCATTAAGTTTATTTTCTTCAACTCGATACGACTACTCAAATAGTCCAGCTTGGATTAGTGTAAAAGAGCAAATGAAGCCTTTTGAAGATACATTGAAAGAGATTGAACAAATAGCCAAGGCGACAAAACAAAAATCAACATGGGTTGATTCTGATGGTGTAGAATGGGATGTTTATCCTGCTATTAAAACAGGCTCGGAGACTGTAAAAACTACGATAAAATAAAAATCCTTTAAAATAAAATTAAAAACGGAGCGATGCCGAATTGTCGCAAATGACTAAAACATGGTATTTATATCAACAAAAGGAATGACTAATGAAACAGCCCCAACTGGCAAGGTTTTGGTTCAATATTTAGAACCATCTTGGGGTTTTTGGTCGGTTGATTTTGCAATAGGATATTTTGACAATCCAAACGATTATACTGATGGCGATGGTGATGGGTGGAAGCATTGGAATACCGAAAATAAAATAAATGTTCTTGCTTATGCTATTCTGCCCAAAGAAATAGAAAGCGATTTGACAAAAGTTAGTCAAAAAGATTTTGTAGTAAAATTTGGAGGTTCGCACCCTAATTTGGGCTGTGTTGGCGAGTAGCACTTCCAACAAACGCAATTTTGATGCTCAATGTATTTTGGCACAAAATTGCTTGCATTTACATAATACGACACGTTGGAAGCGGTAAGGATAGTTGAAAATCTTTCGCTTTCGGCTCGTCGCCAAGATATATTTACTAATCAATAAACAAAATAAAAACTATGCGATTATTTTTTGTTTTTTCTCCATTTAATGACAAAGTTTTTTTTAATACTCTTTCCGAATCAGAACAACTTTATTTAGATTCAATTGATGGACAAGAAATTTTTACAGACGCTTTTTATGGCATTATTCCTAATATTGGTGATGAAATTAATTTTAGTGAATTGATATTTGTTGATGAAAAGATTAATACACTTGGAGATAATAAGGAAGATGGGTATGATTATGACTTTTTATTGACTGACATAAAGGTTGTACGTAGAGTTTTTAATGAAGATGGATTAACTCTATGGTTTGACTTTGCATGAAACACTTCCAACAAAAAGCATTGAGATGACATAGTGTAATTTTGCTAAAAATTAATGCTTGCTTTTACGCATAGCGACTGTTGGAAGATGCGGAAAATATTAAAACCTTGCTCTGATTACACGTCGCCAACAAACAAAAATAAACATGGAAAATGAACATGAATTTGTACGCAAAAACATGGAGCGTATAAGAAAAGAACTTAATAATAATATGACTATATTAGATTTTGTAAATTCAAAAAAGGCGTCAACATTGGAGGAATTGTCGGGAATGATAAGAGATTTTCCAGAGAATGAACTTCCTTCAAAAGATGAAATTGTCCAAATGGTTATTGAGTTAGCAAGTGATGCGTCTCAAATCTACAATAAAGGATTTAAGGATGCTATTGAATTGATTTCAAAATGTGATAGTAGTTTTCTTAAACGGAAGTGTCCACCGCATGTTTTGAACTAAACTTCCAACAAATGCAAATTTGATGGAATAGTATCGAGCAAAGCGAAAATTGCTTTCATTTACTTATTTGCCAAGTTGGAACTGAACCAACTTGGCATTTTTCGCTTTTTGGGTGTCGCAGACACACCAAAATAACCGTTAAATAAATAATTGTCCAAAAGTCTGGACAATTAAAATAAACCTATTATCTTTGAATCAAGTTAGTAACATCACTAACGAAACAATTAAAACTTTTAAGAAAATGTTACAATTAATCACATCAAACGAGGTTAAAGTTCAAGATTTTGCTGGATTTATGGGTAAAAACTCAATTCAAAATATTTCAGCATCTGATTTAGGTTTTGAAGAAGATATTCAAGGGTATATATCAATTCAAGATGAAGATGGCTTTTATTATGCAGAATATTTAGATTCGGAAGGAACAGGCGAATATGCAAAATCAAAAAACATTGACGAATTACAAAAATGGCTAACTGATTCTATTTATAATTTAGCAAAGGAATATTCTGAATTTAATGACTAATTTAAAAGCCCTCTTTGTTGCTCGAACAACTCGGAGGGCTAAAACTTTTAAGAAGATGCAAGATAGTGAAGAATTAATAAATGAAAGCTATGCTTTTGTCGAATATTTCAAAACACACCCTTTGATTAGTTTAAACGCTTTAGAAAAGAAATTGAATATTCCACAAAGCACATTGTCGAAAGCAGTAAAAGGGCATCGTCCAATTCCAATCGGATACTGGTATAAATTAAGCCTTGAATTAAGAGATTACGGCTACCACATTGAAAATTATATTACGGTTACAGTTACCGAGGAATAGCCGCTTTCCAACAAAAAGCATTGAGATGACATAGTGTAATTTTGCTAAAAATTAATGCTTGCTTTTACTTAATGCGACAGTTGGAAATCAAGAGAATTTTTATTAACTTTCTGATGCAATGTCGCAAAATAAATTTTTTAATATGATTAGTGAAGATTAAAATTATGGAAAAAGACGCAAACTGTGATATTATTTAGATGTCAAATGATATTATTTTAGAAAAAGACACCGATATTGAAGGTGTTTAAAATCAAAAGTGGGTCGAAGCTGTAAGATTAAATGACACAAGGTAACGTACCTAATCAGCTTATGTGTCGCCCACTTTCCAACTTTTGCATTTGTGATGAGCAAGTGCAAAATGATAATTTTGATGCTGCCTTTTACATAAATGCAGCGTTGGAAGATAAAGATATTTAAAAACTTGCTCTGTGGTGATGTCGCTGAGAACTAAAAACAAAAAATATGCATCATTCAGTAAAATATATAGGAGAACAAAGGCAAGAATTGTCTGAATTAAGAAATGAGCAAAATAGATTTTTGCAAAAAGATTTTTTTGAATTTGCACAAAAAAATAAAGGGAAATATCATTTAGTAGAAAATGGAACGGATTTGCTTGTTTCAACTTGGTATAGTAATTCACTCATAAACGATTTTAAAGAAGAATATGGAATTAACTAACAAAGAACTTGCTGTAAGATGGTGGAGTAGAAGAACTACACAAGAACAGTACGAATTATTGGTAAAATATTTAGGTCGTAGTGATTTTAATAGTTTGTCAAATGATGATAAATACTGGATTTGGAAACAAAATCAAACGCTTTAAATTCAGCGGGCCAGCTTTTGCTCGCTGAAAACTAACTGACAAACCATAAAAAACGGCTTGCAAGAGGCTACTCAACCGCTTTTTATGGTCGAATAGGCAACTTCCAACTTTGGCAAGTGAGATGACAAAATAAATTTTGTCAAAAATTTTGCTTGCTTTTACTTACTTGCGGTGTTGGAAACCGCAGGTATTTCAATAGCGGAGCGACCGTAAGGTCGCCCGCAAAAACTGAGATTTTTGATAAAAATAAAACTGTAAACTGACAGGTTGCTTACTTGTCGCAAATAAATAAAAAATGGATTTTAGAAAACAAATATCAATTCATAGAGAAGCAATAAATAATTTAGAGGCAGAAGAAAGGAAATTTTTGCTTGAAAAATTTAAAGACTTTGAAGGTAAATGTTTTGAAATTTGCCCAGATGGTTTTTTTAAAATTAAAACAGTTGATTATGTGTATAGCGAATCTAAAATAAATTGCACAGGCACATTTGCACAGATAAATCACAAAACAATTCCATCATACGACCCAAAATATTGTACTGATATTAATTTAGAGGATGACTCAGAACTTGAAGTGACTGAGAATGAATTTAAAGAACATGTTCAACGAGTAGTAAATAGGATTTACAAAGAATCTTTGGGCATGTAACCATTCCAACGACTGCAATTACGCAGCCGTGTAATTTTGACTAAAATTTGCAAGCATTGACGATAATTGCTTGAGTTGTAAAGAAAACCAACCCCGAAAACTCGCTGACGGAACGTCACGAGTGGCAAATGAGTGCTGAGATAAAAAGAAAAAACAACTAAACTTCACGCTGTTTGCGTGTCGGAATGATAGAAAAATGAAAAAAACATTAAAAGAAGACTTAAACGGAAAATTAAATGATGTAAGTAGAGCATGGATTAGAAAACCAGCTACTTTTATTTTATCATTTGTTGTTTTTATTGTTGCTATTCCTTTTGGAATCATTGAAACGTGGAAGCAATGCTGGTTTGACTTTACAGTAAAATGTTGGAAAGGAATCAGTGATTAAAATATTTCCAACAATATCAATTATGCTGACAGAGTAGGCGAGGAACGAGCCTTGCTTGCTTTGACACTAATTGAAAAGTTGGAACTTACAGACAGTTGAAAGCAAAGCTTTTCGAGTGTCGAATACACGAGTTGCGTATTAGTAAGTTTAAAATAAAACTATAACCTGATACGCATTTGGCGTGTCGCAAATAACTAAGAAATGAAAAAGTTTAGTATTGTATTTTTAGTATTATTTATAATTGTTGTTATTGTAGATTTATTTTTACCTCAAATAAACTGGCTACATGAATTATTATACATATACATTATTTATACTATTTTTGATTTATTAATAAGAGTTTTAAAAGAAAAGTAATATTAGTTCAAGTTTTCCAACCAAAAGCATTGAGATGACATAGTTAAAAATGTCTCATTTTTATGCTTGCTTTTACTTAATGCGACTGTTGGAAGCGAGGAACTTTCAAATCCGCTCTAATCTAATGTCGCTGAGAACAAGATACCAAAGTCATTTTTTCTGACTTTGCTTTTTAAACCTCTCGATTTCGATACCTTTAAATTCTAAATACCCCAATTTCGGGGGAATTAAAATGAATGATGAGATAAAATTATTTTCTACTGGCTTTATGCAAGTATTTTTTGTCGCAATAAATACTTATTTTATTTCAACAAAAAACTTATACGGAACTGTTGTTGCTGGATTTGTTATTTCACTAATTTGGTCTTTTAATGTAAAAAAAATAGCATTTGGCAATACTTCTGACAGATTTATTTACGCATTTGGAGCAGCGTTTGGGTCACTTTGTGGTTTGGCGGTTTCGATTGTGTTTTTTTAAATTCCAACTGAAACAAGAAAGATGAGCAAGTAATTGAGCTGGCGAAATTTGCTGCCTTTTACTTGCTTGTAGAGTTGGGCGACAATAAATTAACCACTTCGCTTTGGAGAAGTCGCAGAGAACTAAAAACTAAAATAAAATATGAGCTATGAAATAAGAACTCTGAACAATGGATTTCTAACCATAAATGACGTTGATTTTAAATGTCCAAGATGCGGGCATCAGCACATTGAATCCGACTACGATAAACGATTAGAAAAAGCCGAAGAAATGCATATTTACATTAATTGCAAAAATCGGAAGTGTGGCGTAAAAATTGGCTTGGCAACAAATTATAAGGGAGATGTAGTTGCATGGCTCAAATCAGAAGAAAAACTAAATGAAATACTCGAATGACACTTACAAAAGAACAAGAAAAAGAATACGCATTAGTTAGTCAATTTGTCGATAAGCAAGCCAAAACTTGGTTTTTTGAACCCAAACAATGCTGGAACTCGGCTATAACTTGCGGAATTGATATTCAAGAATTTGGACATAGTGCCGAACAGTCGAAAACTAACCTAACAAATAGATTGTTCAATAGTGATTTTTGCCGAAATAATATAGTTGAATGGGCGAAAAACGCTGCATGAAAACTTTCCAACAAACCGCTATAAGATGGCGGAGTATTTTAAAAACCTTTAAAATGGCGAAGCCTTTACTTATAGCAAAAGTTGGAACTATAAGAGCCAAAAGCTCCGCCGACCAAAGGTCGCACGACCAAATAAGCACACCAGTAAACTAAAAATAAACTATCATAACTCACCAAATATCATGTCGAACGATACTAAAAAGCTATTTAAAAAAGTAGCAAAAGATAATAATGTGAAATATGAGATAGCACATAAATTGACTATAACCAAAGAATATATAAAGCTACCCACTGTTTATATTCCAAATAATGAGTTGAAACTTAAATAATAATATATATGAATTATTCTTATGACTGGGATGGAGAAATGGAAAAACAAAACCACGAATCACCATCAACAACCGCATACCGCCACTGGCAAGAATCAAATGAAAGAAGGAAAAATGATTCTTTACGAGAGATTGAATGGGAAGATAGTATTCAAAAGAAAGAACTTGAAGAAGATGAATGGTAGATTTAACAGGGTAGTAACTACCATGCTAAACTACCCTGTTTTCTTTCTTCCAACTGAGGTATAAAAGATGACGGAGTAATTGAGCGGGCGAAATTTGCCCGCTTTTACTTTTATATAGAGTTGGAAACACCCAACTCAAAAACTTCGCTTTTGTGATGTCCACCAGCAAAGAAGCGAACCCGCCAAGCAAAGAAAAAAGTTGAGCTTTTCGCATTGAAAATGTCGCAAAAATGCTTATATTTACATACCGTTAATTCAGAGGGTTGGAGCTTTGAACTAACGATTTTGAGTTATTTTAACTCAATCCGCCCCAATTTGGACTCCAACCCATTGAGGGGCTTTTTTAATTTATAAATATATGATAACAGAAAAGGAATTTTTAGACGCTTTTGAAATAATAAAGAAATACAAAAACCAAGTTGATGATATTTATTACAAATCAGAAGCAATTTTAAATGCAAAAAATACGGAAAGATTTGTTGAAATAAAAAGAAATGACTGGATAGAAATAATAGAAGGAAATGAAGAATCAAAATACTTTATAAAAGGAGCAAGATTTAGAGTGGTATCAAGTGCATTAAGACCTCATTGGAATGATGGTAGTCGATTTCATAATTTTTGCACAGAGAAATATGGAAAAGATTATAATGAAATTTACAAATCCAGTGAAAATTCTTTTGATTTATACCAAAACGATTTAATTGAATCAGGAGTTGTTTTTTTTCAATGGATTAATTTATCATTGCCAAACAAATCAAATTATGCAATAAAAAGCACTAACTACAAGTATAAAGTTGTTGAAAAAAATACGTAGAATAAGCTACTTCCAACGCTTGAAACTTGCGATGAGCAAGTATAAAAGGCACTTTTATTGCTGCCTTTTACGTAATTTCAATGTTGGAGATAAACCAACTTGAAAACTTCGCTGATTTGATGTCCACCAGCAACTTGACACGCCAACCAAGCAAAGAAAAAGTTGAGCGTTTCGCATTGGGAATGTCGCAAAAATCCTTATATTTACATATCGTTTATTCAGAGGGTAGGAGCTTTGAACTTACGATTTTAGACTAACGTCTAATAACTGCCCCAATATATGCACTCCTACTCATTGAGGGGCTTTTTATTTTTATAACAAATGAACATTGACTGGGAAAAAGTAGGCCGTCATAATGACCGAGAGTGTACTATTATTTACGTAGAAGGGCTTGACAACAATGGTAATAGATTTCAAGCAAGTGCTGATGTTTGGGAGTGGGAAGAAGCCAGAGTAATCGACCCAACTACTGTACAAAAGATTTGCCTTACTTGCGATGAAGAAATGACAGACAATAGATTTTCTATGTGTCGAAAATGCTTAGAGCATAATCATTCGGGAGGTGGTAATTTTTAGCAATTTTCCAACTGCATCAATTCTGATGCCGAAGTATTTTAAAACTTAAAATTGCGTAGCGTTTACTGAATTGAATAGTTGGAGAAAATAGCCTTTTTAGATTCGCTAATATGGTGTCGCACGAAAATAAATGAAATAGTTCTTGTTTCATAAAGCATTATACTTTATATTTGTAGCATAAAGTTAAACAATCAAACAAATCAAGACAATGAAAAAGTACATTTTAATTTCTTACATTCCGCAACCAAGTGGCACTTCAAGAATACAAGACTTAGTAGGAGTTGAAGTTTTAGGCGAATTTAATTCTTATTCGGAAGCTCATTACTTCCAAGAATATAAAGCTCCTTTTGGCAAAAACTACTGCATTATAGAAGGATAAAAAATGACAGGAGAAAAATTAAAAGAGTTGCGTAAATATAAAAGGCTTACGCAACAACAATTGGCTAATAAGGCTCGAATAAAGTCATATATGACTATTTCAGACTATGAAAAAGGAAAAGTTAAAATAACTGAGCCAATGGGACTATTATTTGAAATTTTGTTAGCGTAGAAACATTTTTCCAACGATTGCAATTACGAACGTGCTGTAAATTTGAATAAATTTTGCTGCCATTTACGTAACTTGCTGGCGTTGGAAATCAAAGATTTTTAAACTAAAACTCGACCGTAAGGTCGCACGAAAATATGGATATACAGTTTTTTACTGGTGGAAACCTTGTTAAGAACATTGATTCTGCATTAGTTGATGATGAATTTGAAGATTCATTAAAAAATCAATTTGGCTCAAAATCTATAAAAAGTCTTGGGTTTATTTTCAAGGAGAATGTTAGCGTAAATCAAGCAAGTGATATTGGTAGTATTTCTGCCGAAATTGTTGAAACTTTGATAATTGACTATATAGATTGAGCAGTTTACCAACAAAAAGCATTGAGATGACATAGTTAAAAATGACATTTTTATGCTTGCTTTTACTTAATGCGGCAGTTGGAAGCGAGGAAAATTTAAAATACTTCGCTGGCTAAACGTCGCCAAGATAAAAAATATAAAAACAACTAAACTTCACGCTGTTGGCGTGTCGAAATAATATGAAAATGGAAAATTTAATACCTTTTACTTTATTTGGAAGCGGCATAGCTTTTGGAATAATGGCAGTAGCTTTATTTATTATTTTAATTATATCTGATATTTCCGAAGAAGGTGCTATGGCTGTTGTGGCGGTTTTAATAGCAATTGGGTTAAATTACTTTTGGGGTACATTCCCAATTTTGAAATTTATCTCACTAAGGAATATTTTAATCTACTTTTTTGTAGGTTTTATATTTTCATTAATTAGGACTTATTTCAAAGGCAAAGAATTGAAAGAAAGCGATAATAAAAAATATTTTAACTTAAAAGAACACGTTTTTAGATGGTGGTTTTTATTCCCTTTTAGCCTAATAAATTGGGTATTTGGTCATTTACTTAAAGATTTATACAATTGGATTTATTCAAAAACAAGTTCAATTTATTTGTTGCTATTTAATGCGTAGAACAAACTTCCAACTTTTGCATTTGTGATGAGCAAGTGCAAAAAGACTTTTTTGATGCTGCCTTTTACATAAATGCAGCGTTGGAAGCGGTTAAGATGCTTACAAACCACGCCAATATCTCGTCGCCAAGATAAAAAATGATAGACAATTATAAAAGATACCAAATTGGCTTAACTGTTGAAAATCTTTTTCCAAAAAAGGTAGGCATTTGTGCTTGCGGTTGTGGTCAAGAAATACCAAAACATAAAAAATGGTTTAGTCGAGATTGTACGCAAAAATGCCTTGATGTGTTTTTTGTAATCAAAGGAGATAATCAGATAATCAGAAAGTTACTCTTTCAAAAAGAGCAAGGATTTTGTCGAAATTGCGGTGTATATGATGAAAGTTGGCAAGCTGACCATATTTTAGCTGTCCACAAAGGCGGTGGCGGATGTTCACTTGATAACTTTCAAACCCTTTGTACTTCATGTCACAAAGAAAAATCAGCGAATGAGTAACTTCCAACTTTTAGGAAAAAGATGAGCGTGTGAAGGGCGGCAGACATTCTGCCGCCTTTTACTTTTTCCGACAGTTGGAGATTTAAGATGCTGCACAAACGACGCTTTTTCAGCGTCGCAAACTAAAGATGAGAACACGCCAAGTAAAGAAAAAACTTTGCACTTTTTCTACTAATTTGTCACCAAAATATTTGTATAATACACTGATTATTAGTAACTTAATAGAAATTTAAAATTAATAATCATCAATGTCAGAATTAGATAAAATATCAATTTCAGACCTTTATGCACTAAAAAAGGTTGCAAGATTTTCAAGGGGATATTTTGAATGCACAAAAGAGCAAGAATTATATTATACAAATGTGATTCATTCGGTAGAAAAAGAACTTCAAAAAAGAATGGAAAATATATTTCCAAAAAGTAATGACATAGTTATTACTTCTGATTCATTTATTAATCAATCAAATAATTAATATTGAAAAATGACAACACTAAAATTTTTAGAGCCGATTTTGTGGAGCTACGAAGATTGGCGTAAATTTTACGATAGAGGTATCCGTCCGATATTATATTTGAGTGGAAACGAATGGCGTAGAATTTGATTTATTCCAACGAACGCAATTGCGAAACGAAGTGTGAAGAATGAACTGCTCGCATTTACGTAACTTGCTTTGTTGGAAAAATAAGAACAAAGCGACCATGCTGGGATGAAGTCCCACGTGGCTGAAAAGTTGAAGTAATCAAAAAAAACTATAAACACCACGCATTTTCAATGTCGAAAGTGCCTAAAACACTAAACAAATGGCATATATTGAAAATCCTTTTGAAGTAGGAAACTACGTAATGTGTGTAAATGATATTTTTCCAGCCGTTTCTACTACTGGAGATAAATCTTTAATCGGCACACTTCCAAGTGAATGCCCAAAAAAAGGAGAAATTTGCTGCATTGATGAAATACTTGGCGAATTTATTAGATTTGATGAATACGATTGTAATGAAGAAACAAGCCAAGAATATGGATTTCGATGGTGGAAACATACTCATTTTAAATTAATGACTAATCAAGAAGTTGAAAATCATTATGAGAATGTTGGGGAAATAACAAGACAATTAGTTTTGTTAGGTGATTTTGCGTAGTCATTTTTCCAACGATTCGCAAATGAGATGACGGAGTAATTTTGTCAAAAATTTGCGTAGCTTTTACTTATTTGCCCGTGTTGGAACGCACTGGTATTTTTTTGAACCAACGCCGTGAAAATGTCGCCAAAAAATTTGTATAAGTGGCTGATTATTAATAAATTAGTGCATAATTAAATAACAAATAAAATGACAAAAGAAATCTATTTATTATCAGTGCTATTATCTGTTTTGCTGTTTTTAAACGAAAAAAAGTTGAAATTTCTTCATCCAAAAATGGGCATAAAAAATCTATTGCCAGAAGCTACAAATCAACAGCATATTTATATAATGTTTGTTACAACAATAACTCCTTATCTAAATACTTTGTACTTGTTTGAAGTAGTCTTAGGTGCTTTTCTTTATTTTTTAAACAATAAATTAGACAATTTGAATAGTTTTATTGACCAAATAACAGAAAATATAGATGAAACGAACAGACTTTAGAATAGGTAATTGGGTTGAATTTAAACACCCAAATATTTATTACCAATTCACCACAATTCAAGCATCATCTTTTGAGGGATATTTTATTGAAGAAACCTTTAAACCGATATTAATTGATGAGCATTGGCTTTTAAATCTTGGATTTGAAAAACAAGAAGGCGAGTTTTCAGACTGGTATGAGCATAAAGTGAATTATAATATTGGTTTCACTATCCCAAAAATTAAAGAATACCATAGAACTGGTTTCCAACATGGGGGGAATTTGTACCCACATATTAAGTTTGTTCATCAATTACAAAACATATTTCACGCTTTAACTGGAGAAGAACTTAAAATGTCGCCAGTCAAAATTGCATGAAAAACTTCCAACACAGAGCAGGACGAATACACGAGCAAAAGGCTGTGAGCGATAGCGAACGCCTTGCAAAGTCGTTTCGTCCTGCGGAAGTTGGAACTCACGAGAATTTGAGAGAAGAAAAGTATCACGCCGAAAAGCAAATTAAAAACTAAACCGACGCTGGCGGAAGCTGGCTTTAATATTTATAAATTAGCTTTTTTCAATATTTCTTTAATTGAAATGATTTCCTCTTCAAGTTCGCTAATCTTATCTTTTAGGTAATAATTCTTATATGCTTTTGTTAAGTAGAATAATGAAATAGAAATACCTGTAAGAATACTTACTTTATCTTTGATAGGCAATGTTACCGAAACTTCATTCACAGTGTCACTGATGAAGTAAAACATAGCAAACAAAAAAGGCAACATTGATTCTAATTTCAAGTAAATATATCTGAAAGGAATTTCCATTTAATTTTGTCGTAAATCATAAATGTAATCATTGTTCCCAAACTCAAAAAATCGCTATATCCACTATTATATTTATAAAAACTAAATAACATTCCGAGTTTATAAATAAATTTAATCATAGCTACTGCATAGGCTAATCGAATCAAGTAAACATTGCTTTTCCAAAATAAAATGCAGAATATCAAGGCATTAATTGTGAAATAAATATTCGACCTAATATCCTCGTTAATTTGAATAACATTAAAACTTGTTTCGCTTAAATCTATTCCTATAATACCATTAAACTCTTTTGTAAAAAGCATAAAAATAGTATTGAATAGGAATAGATTTGCAACCAAGGTTAAATTACTCTTTTGGCTTTTTGGGGTCTGGTTCTCCATCGGCAAAAGTTTTTATTTCCTTAGAATAATCTTTTGATGTTTTAGATAATTTATAAGCATACTTAATAATCCTTTTTAATACTAACTCATAAAAAGCTCCTACGCATGCAGAAATAGCAACTATTGATAAATTCTGCTCACCAACATATTGTGCAACCATAGGCGTGCAGAAAATACCAAAAACAAAAGCAAGGATATTATTGCCAATAAAACGCAAAATCCAAGTAACTACGCCTATCTTTTCTTGTCTTGGAAACCAGTCGGGGTATAAATATCGAGCAATGTATATTACAAACTGGCCTAAAACTGCAAAAAAACCATAATCAGTTTGAAGTCCATATTTTTGAAAAACTTCGAGTATAGGGGCCAGCCATGCTGCTGCAAAAGACACTGTAATGATAAGTTGCTTAATATCAATAAATAAATCTGAGTTATCAATAAACCATTGGCCTATTTTTCCAAATAAAAATTTCATTTTTAGTAGTTTTTAAGTATAGATTATTAGATTAAATTTTATTTGCAGATGTTAGTCGGCTTCTCAAATATTTCTTGATAGCAACCTTTTTGAAATAAACCTCGTTTATCAAATACAAAGAATCGCATCAATCCATTTTCTTCGTAGTGAGTAATGGCTTCATTAGCTTGCGTACAGTTATTTTTAGCCTGTTTTAACTGCTTTTGCAAGTCTGATAATACAATTTGCTGTTCACGTAGTTGTTGAACGCTTACATCGCTTGTTTGGTGGCAATCAAAAAGTAAGGAGTCTTTTAATACGACAATATTTTTTAAGGTCTTGATTGAATCAGATTTTTGTTTGATAAACGTATCGCTCACAAACGAGTGATTATTTAGGTAGCGTGAAACAAATATTCCTATTGCAACAACAAGAACACCTAAAACAATTTGAAGTTTAAGTTTTGAAAACATAGTATTATTATTTAGAAAAATATAGTTCTGATTCTTTTATTCGTCGATTAGTAAGACCTTTCATTTCTACTAATTGTCCATTTCTTCGGCCTTTGTTCCACTTTAAAAACTCTTGCTTAATACTTTCGTCGTTCGGATTTGCTAAAACTTTTTTGTATAGCGTACTTTTTGTGAAAGCTCCAGCTCCGATATTATACACAAGCGAACACAACGCATCAAATTGGTTTTGATTAACATTTGTAGGCACAAAACGAGCAAAGTCTTTTTCAATTAATGATTCAAGTAAAAGGCTCGCTTGCTGTTCAGTAATAGCCTGGTCTTTCATTGTTACTTTTCTACCATTAAGATAATAAGTAACCCCGTAGCCAATAGTAGGTACACCTACGGCATCTATATAAGGATTAGCCTTAAATGCCTCAAATTGTTTAATTAATTCTATTCCTTTTTGACTTATTTTCATGTGTCAAACTATTTAATTTCTGATTTTTTTATTGTATCTGACCCAACCAAATGCACGCACATAAGCATACATTATATTTCTTTGCCAAAAAGGCACATCAGCTATTTTAAGTAATTCAAAAAAAATAGCATCACAGTCTTTTCTTTGTAAAATCCCAAATTCGCACAGATAATCATGAACAATACTGGGCATTGCAGCTTTACAATGAGGCGGTATAATGCTCCAAAAAAATTGAGGAACGCTTGCAAAATCGGTTTTATAGCCGCATGGTATAATCAATTGATGACCTAAAATATTAATTTGGCAATCATCGACTAATTCATACCAATCATATTTTTCAAATGACTTTTTTAATAATATTTTAGGGTAATTTGTCATTATTGCTCAATAAGTGGTTTTAAAGTATATCCATAACTGCCAGCTAATTGTTGTGCAGCTGAATATTTTTGCGGAATAGTGCCATATTCTAAGTTTTTGCAAATGCTTTCAACAGCATTTTTTGCAGCACTTTCAGTCATGCCAAGAGCTACCATTTTACTGACAAATTCATCAGTACTCGCATTTCTTTGTCCATAAGTTGTGCCTGTTGAAAGCACAAACTCAATATAAAAAGTACGATTAAATGTGCTATCAGATAAATTACAGTCGATATTACTAACAATTCTTGCTCGAATACCCAATACTGTTCGAGTTACACCGATTTCATCAGTAAAAGTTTTTTCGTTAGTTTTAAAAGTAAATTGCTGTGCATTTATTGCTAATGCAAAAAATTGAAATACGAATAATAAAATTGTTTTTTTCATTGCTATAAAATTTAATGTTAAAATTACCAAGTAGATAAAGCCGCACGAACCCAGGTGTTTGTTGCGGTACAAACGTATATATGTGTTGATGTTACCCTTATTTCGCCAGTTGTTCCTGTTGCACTTGCACTTGTAGGAGCTGTATTTAGTGCAGATAAGTTATATTGAGTTGCCCTTAATGTTCCATTTATATCCGTCTTGTATCCTGCATCGGTTGTTGTACCTATTAATACATTTCCACCATACTGATTAATTAAAATATTCTGTGCAACTGATGTTCCATAATCATAGGCAAACAATTCGCCATAACTACTTGTACTTCTAATTGTAGTAGTCTTCCCCAAACCTGTTATCGCTCCTATTCGTGCATCTGTCGCATTAGCGGCAACAATCTGTAAATTAGGATTAATTTGTGATGAAAACGTGCCACTACCAACCTGTAAATTATGATATGGAGTAGTAACTCCTAACCCAACGTTACCACTGTTTAAAATTGTCATGGCATTAGTAGCACCGTTATTGCCAACATTAAAACTCATATTTGCCCCAGTAGTCCCAGCTCCGCTTGTTGTCTTAAAAGTAAGCGTAGAAGTCGTTCCACTTCCGCCTGTAATTGTCGAAGCTGTTAATCCTGTAATAGTCGGGTTAGTATCGAACACAGCATTTCCAGTGCCTGTTTTTGTAGTCAATGCGGCAAGTAAATTTGCACTCGAAGGCGTTGCTAAGAAAGTTGCTACGCCTGTTCCTAATCCGCTCACTCCTGTTGAAATTGGAAGTCCTGTCGCATTTGTCAATGTAACTGCCGAAGGCGTTCCGAGGTTAGGCGTTACAAGGGTAGGGCTATTAGAATAAACTAAATTGCTACTCGTAGT